TTAACATAATATACCTAATACGCACTGAGAAATAGGGGCGTGGTAAAGTGCAATCCCCACATAAGCCATTGATAATCCTTGTAAACCTAGCCCTTTATACTTTTTTGCTATCTGTTGCCAAATGGCTTGCTCTTCTGGTGATTTCGCTCTGTCGGCTGCAAGTCCAATTAGTACCTTTTCTTTATCTTCGCCAATCTCGTCAGCAATGATAAGTGCCAGATTTTCTTTTAAATGTGCTCGTCCGTTTCTAATGTCTGCCAACATTTGAGGACTTAAACCTAATTGGTGAGCCACTTGCTTATATTGGACAAAATTCATGTGGCTTTTGTACGCATCTATCAGATTATTTGTGTACATCTGCGGTTTCCTTGTTTCCCTCATTTCTTCCATTCTAGCTGATTAGTACTGAAATCATCGTATTTACACTACGAGATTTGCCGTATTAACTGATACGAGATTTATCGTATTGACCACCTTGGGCGCTAGACCTTAACTCTTCCCCTTGGTGGTCTCCCAACCAGTTAAGGCGGTTATTATGGCAATCACAGCAAAGAAACAATCTCTAACACAAAGCATGAATCCCTTTGTGGTTATCCAATTAACGTCCGGCGTTCTTCCTCGTTTCTTGCAATTCAAGTCATATGATGAATCTGGCCAACACGTTTTTCATGTCACCTCGGACAAGAAACGTGCTCACCAAATGCCGCTTCCCACGGCCAAAGCTGTCTTGCACAAGATCAAACGTGACTGGCCTCTAGCTCAGATTTTTTATCAGGCTAAGTAAGGTCGCTATCATGGGTGATTTCATCTACTACGACAACGAACCCAACATCGGGATCAACGTGTATTTCGTTTGGGGGCATCGTTTCTTTAAAAACTGGCCTGAGTTTGAGCAATATCTTGCCGTTCACTATGGCTCTGACCCATATCAATTAGTTGAAATCACTAACGAAAACTACAACGAATTGCTGTTAAAGGGGGTCTTTCATGCCATGTAAGCACCCTCACCATGACACGGTTCGCCCTGTCAAAGTTGACCACTTGGCTTTTACTTTCGCCTATTCGGACTTGCGCCACTTGGACAAAAGCAACGACCAAGACTTTATCAATCTACAGATGCCCGTTTATCACGAGCCAAAGACCCGAACCAAGGAACAAGGCGCGGTGTGCTCTACCTTGGAACAAATCGAGCATCATATGGAAGCGCACCGAAACAAAGTATCCAAGATGCTCTTTCATCGCTTTGATTTGTTCATGTCCAAAATCATGGGCTTTCGCTTATCGCCTATGCGTGGTCGTGGCCTTCATGGTTACAACGATTCTATGGTCATTCTCGATATGACCGGACAAGTTGAGTGCGGCCTTGTCGGAATTGGCGGAAACAATGGAACCGTTTTTGTTCAAATCAACGGCACGGGTTGCACCAAACTTTTTGACCGTATCGAGGCGAAAAAGCTCTATTGGTGGCTTGCTCAGGTTCTGGGGGTGACTCGTCTTGTTCGTCTTGACTTGGCCGTGGACGATTACACCGGAAACTTCGACGCCAAGTATGCAGAGAAATGTTTTTATGAGGGAGCATTTCGTACTGCTCCACGGGGTCAAGGGCCTTCAATGGTTCCTCATAAACGCATTACAGAAAACGGCTCTTTGATGGAAGAAGCTACGATTGTCGGCTCTCGTTCCTCGGCGATTTACTGGCGCATTTACAACAAAAAGCTTGAGCAAAAAATTACTGACCCTGACCTGATTTGGTATCGCAACGAGGTTGAACTGAAAAAGTGCGACATCGAGCTTTTAGCCAACCCTGCCGCCTCTTTTGCGGGTATCTGCCCTTTCGCGGCCTCTATCGAGTGTACGCCTCCGGTTAAGTTCTCTCGCAACAAAAAGGCTCAAGGTCTTGAGTTTATGGCTCGCATCGCATGGGTTCGCCGTCAATGTGGCGTGGCGTTAGCGGAAGTTATCGCCATGACGCAAGGCGATTTAGGCGAAGCATTCGGGATGCTTATCCCTCACAAACATAGACGCCCTGACTTTGAATTGCTCGGCGTTCCTGATTCATACGCACAACTGAAAAACACACTATGGAGTTAAGGTAATGGCTAACATCACTGGTATCGTCATCAAAACATTTCCCAAGTCGGGAACCACCATTGCAGAGCTGAACGTTCTGCGTCCTGTTGAAACCGTCAACGTTGAGAAGTTTGCTCAATACGGTTTAGGGCTAAACACGGATATTCCTTTCAACAAGCAGCCGCTGCGTATCGAACCTACTTACGCCAAGCGTTTGATTGAAACACGCGCTTTTGTTCCTAACCGTGAATATGACATTCGCTTTGGTAGTAACCCTGACGACCCATTGGAAGTCGTTGCGGTTGAGCTCATCCCCAAAGATGAGGACGTGAAAAAATACTTTACTGAAACATTGAAGAAGTAGGTCAAGAACATGAGTAATTGCGTAATTGCATACAACGGTTATTTGATGCTTGCGCCTCAAGGCTTTGACTGCACTTACGTGGTTCTCACTCCTTCCGAGCTGGACGAAATACGCAATACCTCGCTTGGCTCGGTAACCATTGACCCTGACATTTACTACCACGTAAGCGGCTATCTTCTTTTGTCGTTTCTGTCTGGTCATGTCTTGGGTCGTATCTTAAAAACAATGGGGCGCGCATAGCCCTAAACCCTCAAATCAGTTGGAGATAATCCTATGAAATTTCGTAACATGGCTAAAAAATTTGGTGTTGTAGCAGCGACCGTACTTCCTGCGTCTTTCGCTTTTGCAGAAGATCCTATTTCGGACGCAATCAAAGCGGGTGTGTCCTCTGGTCAAGGTAACTACACGCTTGTCGTGGTTGGCCTGATTGCTATGGCCGCGCTCGGCTTTGGTCTGCGTATGATTGTTGGCGCAATGAAGTAATTACCCTATGGCTGAACTCTTGACCTCCACCCTGTCTGTGCTCTTTGGCCTTGGCATGGCTGGAGCGTTTATATACGGAGTTTATACGGGTGTGAACGCCTCCTAACGGGGGCGTTTTCCTTTGGGGGGTCTATGCTGCGCACTCTTACACTGACGAACCTTGCACTATTACTGTTTCTTACCCTTTTTCTGTTACTTCTTCCGTCCAAGGCCAGCGCTGAGATTGAATGCCAAATCGGTATCTCTTCTGGTTCGGTGAGTTGGTCAGGTGAAATTCTTGGCGATAAGCCTTATACCTGCGCCCGAACTTGTCGTTATAACTTGGCCACCGCCGCTGTTTGCTTTGTGAATAATGGTACTTGTCATGGTGAATTCGTTTCTAATGGCAAACATTGTTTGATGTCTAACGGCCAAATCGATCCAAGCGATGGCTTGCGCTTTGGTGGTAATACCGTTATCCGTGACCCAAGCGCTGACCCAGACAAACCTTGGGATCCGAATGCTCCCTCTTCTATGCCTGCAAAAGTCATGAATGTTATTCGTGGTATGCCTAGAGATACCACTAGCGGTATCCAACAAGCTCAGGCTTTCAAAGATATTGCGCACATAGAGGGCATGGGTGTTATGACTCTCGACCAGCTTCTAATTAAAAATTCTCAGCTCCTTGATATAAACAAAGGCTATTCAAGTTTAATGTCCACTATGTCAGGACAGCTTTATTCTATTCGCAACTTATCCGACTATATCGAAAAGAACACTGCACAAACTGCCGCATTTTCTCAAATGTCCGCTAATACCCTTGGCAACATACTCAACAAGTTAAGTGATTCGGGTTCAGGTGGCGGTTCCGGTACTGGTGGCGGTAACTCAGAAACCTATCTTAAAAATATTTCTAACGCGATTAGTAATCACTTTATTGGAAACTCTTATTCGGCTCTGGCTCATCTTGATAACACGGTCAGTCGTTTGGATTCCGTAAAGCGCACTCTCGACGACAATCACAACTCATTTACTAACTATTTCGCTTTTCGCATGGACTCGTTAGAAAAGGCACTTTCAGGTATTGGCGGCGGTGGTGGTGATGACGTTGACTTATCCGGTGTTGAGTCGGGTATCGGTTCTCTTAACACGGGTATCGATTCAGTCAAATCGGGCATTGATAACTTAAACGGCCTGCTTGGTGGTAACGGGTTAACCAAACCAGGTATCAGCTCTGGCGTTAACTTTGGTGAGATGCCTCTCTATGGCTCCGATTCTCTCGCGGCCTTAAACACCGAAATCACTGAGTTACAGAAAGAATACTCCGAGAAGATAAAGGACTTTCAAAAGCTCTTTTCCTTTGATGTCTCCAAACTCAACACGGGCGAATACAAAGAGCACTCTCTCTCCTTCCGGTTCGCCAACGGCCAAGAGACCTCTATCAAATCGAGTGTGTTTCCTGCTTTGGTGGCGAACGCTGGTTTAATCTCGTCGGTCATTCTGTTTCTTGCGGCCTTGGCTGGGCTTCGCATTGTCATGGGTGGAGGGGATAAATAATGCAATTCTTACTCGATTTATTGGGCGCGATTGGGAATGCCGGTGATACGGTCGTGGAGTTCTTCAAGTCCATCCCCGACTACTTCGAGCAGTTTGTCATTTGGGGCAATGCTTGGTATGTCAAATTAAAGCTTACTTGGCTCATTCTCTCTTTAGAGCTGGCCTACAAAACCGCGGAATACCTGCTTAATGATATTGGCTTTAACGATATGCTCGCGAGCTTCTTTAATGCCTTGCCCGATGAACTGCGTTATTACGCCTTCTTATTCAAAATCCCTCAAGCCATCGGTATTTACTTTAACTGTATGGCTACGGCTTTCGTTTGGAAAATCACAAGGTTTTAATCATGGCGATATTCATTAGAACGGGCGCGAACGGCTCCTATAAATCTGCTTATGTGGCCTACTTTGTCATTTATGAAGCGCTCAAGGCTGGCCGTGTGGTGGTGACTAATTTGGAAGGTATGCAACCTCTCGATGAAATTGAGCGCCGCTTTGATATGCAGTTCCCTAGCACGGCTCGCCTTATCCGTATTTTCAGCAGAGACAAGGACGGTATAGAGCTCTGGCAACACTTCTTTTGCTGGTGTCCGATTGGTGCGCTCATTGTAATTGATGAGTGCCAAGATATTTTCTCTAAGAACATTGGCTTTCGATTTGAGAAAGTCTTTTATCGTCCTTTGGCCGAGTTCCTTCCTAAGCTTCCGCCAGATTATGAGAGTTTCTTTAATTCCCGTTACGTTCCGGCCGATATGTCACAGCTCCAAGCTTGTGAGTCAGATGATAGAGGCGTGGCCGAATACGATTCTGAGGGTCGCATCATTTACCCGCTCTCGTTCAATGAGGGCTTTATGCGTCATCGCAAATACAACTGGGATATTCACTTGCTCTCGCCTGATTGGGGGCAAATTGATTCGGCTATCCGTGCCTGTGCGGAAGAGTGTTATTTCCACAAAGGCCGTGACGCTTACTTTTGGGCGGTGCGTAAACCTTACATCTATAAACACGCCAAGAATACGAGCACGCCCGTTATTCCCAAGGGTAAAGACCCAAACGTCACGACGAAGAAAATTCCGCTTGATGCGTTCTTGCTTTACAAGTCCACATCGACGGGGAACGCGCAGAACGGCAAAGGGGTAAACATGATTTTGAGTAACCCAAAAATCATGGTCGTTCTACTTATTGGCATACTTGGCATGGGGTACTTTCTTTATGGTCTATCCGGTTTGGTTTTTGGTTCTTCTTCGCCGGTGGCGAACACGGCCGCGCAAACGTCTAACACTTCCCCCACTTCTGACCCGTCCACTGTCGGCCATCAAACGAGTGGGCAAAATGCTCCTGCTTTACCTTCTGGTGGGAACGGCGGTCAAGCTAGCGCTCTTTCCCCTGCTCCATCTCATCGGATTGACACCATAAAGCAGATGCTCGGCCTTTATGATTTGCAGAATCTCTATTACACCGGACACACCACGCGCCAATCGGATAAAGGCTTTCAGTTCTTTGTCACTCTTGAGGCCAAAACACCGGAAGGCACTTATTACCTTGATGACTCATTTTTGAGGGCTAACGACATTGCTTATGTGCATTACGATGACTGCTTACTCAAGCTCACCAAGGAAAACATCACTATTAACGTTACCTGCAAGCCGATGCTTCGCGAGCCAGTGGCTGAACTGCAAGGACAGCCGCAGCAAGTGAAGTTAGGCGCGCTATTTTAGAGGTGAATTTATGGAACAAATCGTTATCACGGCCAATCAGCTGGCTACGCTTATCGAAGCATCTTATTTCTATAACTTCGTGGCCGTTCTCTCGGCGCTTCTGGTCTATGACGTTCTTGGAGCGTTCCTCACGGTTGGCCTTTCCAACCTAAGAGCCTACCTAGAGAAACGTTCCTCTTCTGAGGAGGATCATTAA